CAGCGTCGCCGCCCTCTGGTGTCCCCGCCGGTTCGGCCGCGGCCACAGCGGGCGCGCCCCCCTCGGACGTGGTCGATTCGATTGCGGATTCGGACATTCGTTGCTCCCGTTGCGGGATCAGGCCGCGCGTTGCGCGCGGTCAGGTCAGGTAGCCGAAGCGCCGCAGCATGGCGATCGCCTCGTCCCGGCTCTCCGCGAGCCGGTAGATCTCCTCCGGCATGAGCCGGGGCGTCCGGAGCCGGAACTGGCGGCCGATGTCGGCCGGGACCTGCCCGCGCGCGATGGCGCGGGTCCGCTCCGAGCGGTAGAACTCGCCGCGCGTACTGACGCCCTCGCGGGTCGCCCTCATCCGGCGGCCGAACGCGGACGCCGTGTGCATGCCGCGGCGGGCGTTCACGACCGATGTGATGTCCGCGCCGTCTCGGATCGCCCTGGCGCCCGCGATGGTGAAGATGCGGTCCTGCTCACGGCGGGACAGGCTGCCGAAGTACGTCTGCGCGTCGACGAAGCCGCGCGGGCCGCCCTTGCCGACGGTGGGCGCCATCTCCCGGTGCTCCAGGAATCCCCGCCGCAAGCTGGAGCGGGCGATGAGCGTGGCCGGCATGTGGATGCAGTCGCACCGCGGGTGTCGCTGGAAACCCGCATTCCACCCGAATTCCTTGCCCGAAAGGATCGCGCAGCGGGCACAGCACGGGGCGGCGGCGATCCGGATGTAACCCCTGATCGTGCGCCGACCTGCGATACCCGCGCCCACTGCCGTCCGGCCGGCGTCCGCGACCTGCGTGGCCGCCATGCGCAGCAGCTGGTTCAGGCCGCGCATCATCGCATCCACGTCCGCTGCTCCGGCGCCGATGGCCTCTTTCGTCGTGATCACCGGCAGGTACAGCAGCGAGTCCAGCGGTCGGCCGTCCGAAGCGTGCCCAGCGAACGCCGCCGGGCGCAGGCGCGCGGCTTCGTCCGGCTCGCCGCCATCCGCCGACTCGATCGCGTCGATGTACGGGTCGGCCTGGGCTGCGGCGGCCAGTTGCCCGGCCGCCACCGCCTCCACCACCGCCGGCCCCACCAGCAGGCTCCACGAGTCGGTCAAGTTGCCGCGGTCAAGCGTCCGCCTTGCCAGCCGGGTCTGCGCCGTGTAATAGGCAGCCGCCACATCCACGGCCTGCCGCCTCACGGTCACGCCGTCGTCTCCGGCGCCAACTCGCCCTGCTCAGGCGCTGGCTTGGGCCCGTACTCGGCCGCCAGGTCACCTTCCAGCGCCCGCGCGAGAGCATCCTCGCTGAGTCGGCGCCAGCGCTCAACCTCCTGCGGCGTCGCACCCCACCGCTCCCACAGCACCTCCCGGGGCACGCCCAGGCTGCTCATCTTGACCAGAGCGTCAACCAGCTCGCCCTCGGTGCGCCACTCGGGAGACTTCCACACGATTCGGGCCTGCGAGGACGCGAACCCGGCCAGCCGCATCGTGCGTTCCAGACCCTCCTCCAGAAACCGGCGCCGCTGGTAGATCCTGTGGATCAGGCCCGCCTCAGCGGCCTTCAGCGCCTCAGCACTGAGGTTGATCATCGACCCGAGGAGGTAGTGGGGCGGTGTCGACGTGATCGCGGCAATGTCCTGGACGTCCGCCTCCTTGCCCTTCAGGTAGCCGGACAGGTCCGCGGCTGCGAACTGGCCGAACCGCGCGCCATCGTCCTCCGCCATCAGGATCCGGTTCACCGCCACGTCGAACGGCTGTACCGGCTGACCGTTCTCGTCGACCGGGATCTCCATGCCCGTGACCCACTTCTGCGGGAACGCCGCATACTCCTGGGTCATCATCCGGTCCGCGATCGTCTTGTTGATCCGGTCCTGGATCCCGGTCACCGACCGCAGCTCGCTGGCGCCCGGCTTCAGCATTCGCGGCCGGTTCGCCAACTGGCCGAACGGGACCTCGCGCAGCAGATTCAGGCCGCCCCACTCCTCGCCGCGAACTTCTCGCCGCATCCACCGCGGGTTCTCCCCGTGCTTCGGCTCCGGCGCCTCGAACTTGTAGATCCGGTCCGGCAGATACAAGGTCGCGCACAGCCGGGCCGTCCAGTCATCCAGCCAGAGCTTCAGCGCCGCCGCCAGCTCCCCCGGCTCGCCCGGCACCTCCTCGACGATGACCTGTGTCGGATGCTCCGGCGTGATCCGGGTTCCCTTGCGGCGGCCCTCCGGCGGCGACACGAGCATGTACGCCTCGCCGCGGATCGCCGCCTCCAGGAACGCCAGAGCGGAGCCGCCGTCCAGGTTGTTGTCCTGCCACATCTCCCAGGCCCGCTGGTCCTCATCGCCGCTGTCCGCCTGGAAGCCGGCCACCTCCAGGCGGCCCACCAAGGCGTCGACGACGAGCTCCATGTAGTTCGCCCGCGACATCTTCAGCAGCCGCCGGAACGGGTCCCGGGCCTTCTCGTGCAGGAAAGGCAGCGGATGCTCGCACTCGTAGTAGTCGTCGTAGACCTCGGTGTCCTTCGACCGCTTGCACAGCGCCTTGTACAGGCGGTCACGCCACCACTCCGGGGACTGGACAGCAGGCTGAGGCATCCGGCCCCCTCTCGGTCAGAATCCGACAACCCGACGACGCCTGGTCCTGGCCAGCCCAGCCGCGACCGCGTCGCCAGCCGCCTCATGGGCGAGAATCGCGCACATGCCGAGGTCGATCTTCTGCGCCTCGGAGGCCTTCCTGAGCAAGTACCGGCCCGCCGGCCGGGCCGCCTTGCGGGCGTTGCGGATGTGCTGCCCAGTCCACTGGCAGCCGTCGTGCCGGAACGCCGAGTCCTTCTTCGTGACGTCCGTTACGAGGCGCTCCGCCGCTTTGTGCATCTGCACGACCCGGTTCGTGTACCAGCGGGTGACGACCTTCTCCCCGTGCCGCTCGGCAAGCGTGTCCGTCTCTGTCTCCCAATACGGGGGGTCCAGATAGGCCCGCAGCACCCGGTACGTGGTGAAGACCTCGTCGAACGCGGCCATGACCTCCAGGCGCGGAACCTGGCCGCCCCAGTCCCTCGGATTCCACACTGTCGGCAGGGAATCCGGTCCGTAGGTCGGGGTGAACTGGTAGCCGTCCAAGGTCTCCAGGCGGATGCCGGTCCAGTCGTCGATGTCGGAGCCGTCGAAGCCCAGCGTCACCGCCGTGCCCGGCTGCACCTCGCACGGCTCGCACCGAAGGTCCCAGCGGTCACCGTCGATGTAGGCGCCCGTGCCCGCCACGATCCTGTTCAGGTAGAAGCGCTCCGCCTGCGCAGGATCCTTCTCGGCGATCTCCACCAATTCGCCGTCGATGCGGTCCAGGTCAACCCATCCGCCAGCGGACACGCAAGAATCGCCGTAGGCGAGCTTGAGCCCCTTGTGCCGCTCCCGCTTGTTCGCCAGCGATGCCGGCGGCGGAATCCGGTGATCGCGATAGACGTCCTTCACGGACGCCTCCGACGTGCGCTGCGCCACCGACTGCTCCGACGGATCCCACGCGTTCGTGGTCTCCACCGCCCGGCCGCCCGTGCCCGAGAGGTTGCGGCGCTGCGTCTCGGCGAGTCTCCAACCGCCGTTCGCCTCCAGCCACGAGTGCGTCTCATCCTGGACCGCGAACGTGATCCGCTGGCCCAGGCGGGCCCGGCCCGAGCTGGTAACCGGCTCGATCCGGCCGCCGCCCGGCACATTGATCCGGGTCTCGCCCGTGTCCGGAATGACGTCCGCCAGCGGGCCCTCGTCGATCATTGGCACGAGCGCCCGGTAGACGTTGTCCGTCTGGTCCTCGGACGTCGCCGCAATCTGGATCCACGGCGTCTCCCACGGGCGGCCGACCGGCTCGCCCTGCACGTCCCATCCCGCGAACCGGACCGGGCCCGCCGCCTCCGCGCACACCATCGCGCACGTCAGCGGCCCCTTGCCCCACTTCTGTGGGCGCACCAGCTGCGAACGCCGGTAGGCCCACGCCGAGCGCCAGCCCTCCTCGGAGGCGTCCTCCCTCAGCCGGTAGTGCCAGGCCAGGAACCGCCACATCTCATCCGTCAGCAGATACGGCTCGCCGATCTGGTCGCCGTCCGGGATGACGCAGTGCCCTTCGATCCACTCGCCGACCGCCCAGCCGAGCGTGGGAAACTCGCCAGGGTGATCAGGCCCTCGCCACGGCATCCGCAGACACCCTGCCCAGATCCACATCGCCCTCGAAGACGAGGACGTGCTCGACTCCCAGCTCCCGCAAAAGGCGACTTAGGCACTCGACCGACTCGCCGTCGGCGAAGGTCTCGCCCACATTGCCGAAGACGAGGATGTCGCCGGGTTCCAGTTTCACCAGCTGCGCCATCACGCCTCCCCGGCAGCTTCGGAGTCGACGACGCGCAGCCGTTGCCGCGCGGTCCGCTTCGCCCGGGTCGTGCGCTCCTGCCGCTGCTCGCCCACCTCGTCCGGCGCGACCTCCCAGCGAAGCCTGAGCATCGCCAGCGGCGTCAGACCGAGCCGGTCGCCCAACTGGCGAGCCTCTTTCGAGGCATCCAGGTCGCCCATCTCCGCCTTCACCTTCCAGCGGACATACTGCGCGACCTCGCGCGTCCAGCCCAGCCGCTCCCACGCCACCGCCTGCGGGGTCGCCCACAGATCCCGCCACAGCTCAGCCTCCAGGGCGGCCTGCGCCTCGATCTGCTTGTCCAGCACCGTCGCCGCCGACTGGGCCGCATCCAGCTTCCGCTGCACCGATGCCCTCTGAAGGCCCTGCAGATCTGGCTCCAGCAGCTGCAGCTCGTACTCGTCGGCCTGCCGCCGGGCCATGTCCCGCTGCGTCGAGGCCACCACGTCATCGATCAGCGGCCACCTGGGCGGGTCACCCTGTCGGCCACCTGCCGGCAGCCGGGTCATCGCGATCGTGGCGTTGCGCCTGCGCCGCTCCCCGGCCGACTTGGGAGGAGGTCCCATCCCTGCCATCGTGATCACTCTCCATGTGCCGTTGCGGCACGTCAGCGCCCGCCGTTGCGGCGGAAGCGCGAGTCACACTTGGTCACCGCCACCAAGATCACGAGCTGCCCAGACCCGTACAGACCCCGAGCGCCC